ATGGAGTGGTAACGTTGCCGAATTGACATCGTTCTTTACATCGTCTTACCAATCATCAACTCAAAAACAATACTATTATGAAATCTATAATGGTATACCATCAGCATCTACATCAGAACCGCAATTTGCGATTACATATGGTCATAGATTAGGTAGTGGTTCATATGGTCAGAATGAAGATTCACCATCTAAAGCAATCTATTCACAATTTCAACAAATATTATTACCATCAAACCAAAGAACTTTTACATTTGGCGGTGTAACTCAAAATGACATATATGTTGTAGCAATTAATAGAGCTCGTTTAAAAGATAAACTTGATCCAGGTAACTGGGAATTAAGATTGTCGGGTTCTAATGGTAGAGTGATGTCTCTAATTGATGACAGTGGTGATGTAAATCAAACAGGCGTTTCTACCGCTACAAGTTACAATATTGTTAGTGGCTCATTATTGAATGGTGTATATAGTACCGGTGTTTATGGAGCGGTATATCCACAACAAGGAATTCTTGTATTAAGTGCTGCTACATTAGATGCTAGTTGTTCTTTAAATACTGAACGTAGTGCAAGTTCTGTAGTCCCAACTCTTACGGGCGGTGAAGATAGACACAATCACAAAAAACTATTTACAGCCATTAGTGGTGCTGCTATTGTTGACGCTACATACGGATTTCAAGCCAGAAACGAAGAAGAGGTTAAATCGACTTTCTTTTTTGTAAGAGCAAAGAATGCTGAATATAACTTTTCTAATAACCCATCATTTATTACTGGTTCAAATGGTCAATTAAGGCAACAAACGTTTGTCGGCGACCCTAAAGTGTACATCACTCAAGTTGGACTTTACAATAATGATAATCAATTATTAGCAGTTGCTAAACTATCTAAACCAATCTTGAAATCGTTCTCAAACGAAATCTTGGTTAAGGTTAAATTAGACTTTTAAAGATGAACCCACATGGGAGTAGTTTTCAAGAAAATATTTCGAGAGGGTATCCAACAGAGACCCTTTGAAGCTCATAAAAGATATGAGGTGACTGATGTTAACTATTCATCGTCATTTGAAATATCAATATTGAGAGCTATTTCAGACAATGGAGTTTTGTTAGAAGTATCAAGTTCAGTCAATGGTGTAAATGTACCTGACCCACGAATCATTAGTGGTTCGGGTGCATCAAGTGATGAGTTAAATCACATACCGCAACAAATTAATTGGTATTCTCTTAATTCTACATTTTTTAAAAGAAGACGTGATATCACATTATACGATACCGCATCAATTGTATCCATACCTCAAAATAAATTTGGAGAAGGCATAAAACCGGGTTCGGTCACTATTATAGATAATAGCAATTATCCATCATCTTCTATTTCATTGTCTGACCTAAAAGTCACCGATGAGTATGGTATATTAATAGCAAATGAATTGACAAGTTCGACTTATGTAAATACTCGTGACGTATTGGTTTATTTAGATTTTAATGATAATTTAAATGATATGTCTAACTATTCAAGTGAAAATAGGATTGTCTAATGTCATATTCATTAAGAACCAATTATACAAACAACGTAACTAACTCTACTTTAAGAGCCGATACAAATCCATATGGGTCGGCTATCACGACACGAGTAGTAACCGGAACACAAGCCGGAGCATATCTATATAACGTAGCATATCTTCATCCTGATAGTGGTTATGAATTTACTTCTGTTGGTGATATTTCTTTTGTACTTGATGGCGTACCGTATACAAATGGGTCTGGTGTTATTGGAGCTTACATACAAAGTGGTTTGATAATAATTCAAACTGTAAAGTTAAATCCAAATAATATATATGCCTTGACAATTAATGGAGCTGCTACCTTACAATCGGAGCCGACTCCATCTGAAAGCACTCCCATTTCCGTTGGTGGTGTGGTTTCAAACCCAAGTTTAGGTGTTGGTAATTTTTATAATTTTAATCAATATAATAATATCCAAATCAAACACAAACAAAACTTTAATATACTTAACAAGGTAGATAACTGGGCTGTTTCATTTTGGGCTAACATCCCACCATCACAATCATTGGCTGGTGTTGGAACTCAAACCATCATACAAAAAAGAAATGTACAAACATACTTTGATGCAAATGGGATAGAGAGAACTCAAACAAATAATTTACCAAACTACCCATTTGACTTTTCAGTTTATACCGAACTACACCCAGCATCTCCCGGTCACGTTTTTGTCAGAGCATCAGATGGTATTTCAACTCTAAATATATCTTCATCTACTGCTGTTAATGATGGGACATTTCACCACTACGCTTTAAATAAAGTGGGAAATGAATTAGCATTGTATATAGATGGGGTTAAGGACGTTAGTGGGTCATACTCATTTGCTGAATTAGTTAGTAATGATAATGATATTGTAATTGGTAGTGATACCATATCTCCTGGCGGTTTAGGGTTTTCGGGTTCAATTGCACAATTTAGACTACATAGGAATGAGTTATCATCGAGTGTTATATCATCATTATCAAATAATTCAACCAGCGGCTCTGCTCTGCAACGAAAAGAAGTTGGATATGTTTTTTATAAACATGGTATGGTTGTAGTTACCGACCCTCGACCTCGATATCAAAATATGTTTTTGGGTAATGGTGATTTTGATTACACAAACAAAGGCTTTGAGTTAAATTATAAAGCTACCAAACAAATTGAAGAGGTATCGATTCTTTGTGAAATTAATCGTGATGAATATAATGTATCGTCCAACCCATCTTTAAAAGTAACTTATGATGAAAACGAACCAAGACTAAAATCAATGGTAACTGGTTCAGACTTCAGACCATATATTACTCAAGTTGGTTTGTATAATGACTTTGGTGACTTGTTAGCTGTTGCTAAATTAGGCTCACCTTTGAAAAAAAGACAAGACGTTGATGTCACTATAAATGTAAAATTTGATTTGGATTAATCATGATACAATGGTCACATTATTATCAACAACACAAAGATAAGTTACCATTAAATGAGATTGTAAGGTCTTATAATTTTTTATTACTAAAAGAACAACAAGAATTTATATTGAGGCAACAATCACATAGACGACCTGGGGGTCGATATATTCTACAAGAAGATGGTTCATATATATTACAACAAGATGGTTCACGAATAATTTGGTAAGAAAATGGATAAAAGAATAACACAATTTACTGAACTTAATGAAATTGCATCAAATGATGTTTTTGCCGTAGTAGACGTTAGTGCCGGTGAAACTAAAAAAGTAGACTTCCAAGATTTAGTTAATAATATAACAGGTTCTTTACCAAGTGGTTTAGGTGGTACTGGTCTTGGGTGGGCTAGATATGATGATGGTCAATATACAACATCATCAGCATATGTAGTTACGGATGGAGCTACTGCTGTAGTTTTACCAAATAATGCAGCTAATACAATAAATTCATATATGAATTCATCCATTAATTTTTATGATGGTTCTTCTAAAAAAATTCAAATTGAAAATGAAGGCGATGTCCATACGGTGGTTGTCACATTTAAAGCCAAAAGTTCAAATGCAAATCAAACACATATGGATGTATCATTATCATCCACAGGAGCTACTCCATATGATAGAGTTTCTAAAACATTGGTTTTTGGAAAAGGTAATGATACATGGGAAAACTTTTACGAAGTGTTTCATTTTTATGGTGATGTTGATTTTGTAACAAATGGTAACCAATGGAAAGTACAATGTACCGGCGGTAATGTTAGTATAGCCGGAGTTATATATTTTATTCAAAGGACATTTAACGCGGGATAAAAATAAGTTATGGCAAAAGGAAATTGGAGTCATATCCAAAAGACCAAAGGACATAAGTCGGGTCTTGAAGATAAGATAAACGAACAGTTACGAATTCAAGGTGTTGATGGTGAGTATGAAAAGCATGAAATAAACTACACCATCCCAGCATCACATCACACTTACAAGCCGGATTTCAGATTACCAAATGGTATCTTTATAGAATCAAAAGGTTGGTTCTTACCTGAAGACCGAAAAAAACACTTATTGATTAAAGAACAACATCCTGAACTTGATATTCGATTTGTCTTACAATCGCCTAATGGTAAAATTTACAAAGGGTCAAAAACGACATATGCTGAATGGTGTGATAAGTACGGATTCAAGTGGGCAAAGAAAGAAATACCACAAGAATGGTTGGACGAAACACCAACACAAAGTTTTTTTTGATTATTCAAAATAATTTCGTATATTTGACCTAATGGAAGATAGACTACTTGCTCTATTAGAACTTGTATTAGGTAAATCGAAGAAAACTTCGGGTGACAATTATGCGTTCTACTCTCCGTTTGTTGACCACTACAAACCAAAGTTAGAAATCAACATTCGGATTACCCCTCGTGGTGAGAACCCATGGCATTGTTGGATTTCTGATGAAAAGGGTAAGACTATCAAATCCCTATTCAAAAAACTCAACGTATCAAAACAAACGTGGGATGAATACAATGCTATATTCAGTAAGGTAAATAGATACGACCCTACAAGTAATTCCCTAAATAACTCGACAAGTGTTGAGTTGGTTGAGTTACCAAAAGAGTTTAAACCACTATATCAAAAGTCAGATTCTATTAAGTGGAAACACGCTTTAAATTATGTAATGAGTCGTGGTATAACTCCTGAGCAAATTGTAAAATATAATATAGGATATTGTGAATCTGGTGAATATGATGAAAAAATTATTATCCCATCTTACGATGAGAGTGGTAAACTTAATTTCTTTGTTGGTAGGTCATTCTACCCTACGAAATTTAAACATAAGAATCCAAAGGTTTCAAAAGACATCATTGGTTTTGATATTTTTGTCAATTGGGATATTCCATTGGTACTTTGTGAGGGGGCTTTTGATGCTATCGCAATTCGTAGAAACGCAGTACCATTATTTGGTAAAACAATTCCATCTAATCTTGAGAAAAAAATCATAGATAAAAAAGTAAGTAAAGTTTATATATGTCTTGACTCTGATGCGTTAAAGAACGCAATTAGATTTGCAGAGAAATTTATGAACTATGGTATAGAAACCTATCTTGTGGACTTGGGTAACGATGACCCAAACGAAATGGGATATGAAAAGATTAACAAAGAAATTTATAATACAACTCCTATGAATCTTCAGAAACTCATGGAGTACAAATTATTTCGTGTATGAGAAAAGCAAAGAAACTACCTATCGATACAATTGGTAAAATATACCATGTAGCAGATATACATATTAGAAACCTAAAAAGACACTCCGAATACAATGTAGTGTTTGATAGGTTGTATCAGTACATATCATCGACTATGGAAATCGATGACATTATCGTAGTTGCTGGTGATATAGTACACGCAAAAACTGATATGACTCCTGAAGTTATCGAGATGACTCAAAAGTTTTTGAAGTCATTAGCCGATTTACTACCAACCATTGTCATTCCGGGCAACCACGATGCTAACTTGAATAACCCATCACGGATGGATGCTATTCAACCAATTGTCAACGCTCTAAATCATAATAACTTATTTTATTTAAAAGATAGTGGTGTTTGGCAAACGTTGAATGGAGACTACACATTCACACATCAATCGGTATTTGATGACGCTAAAGGGTTTATACCATCATCGGAAATCAAAGACAGTGTAAAGATTGCTTTGTTCCACGGAGCCGTTGACAAGATTCAAACCGAACATGGTTTTGAAATTGAGAACCATAACATAAACGCTGATTCGTTTGCTGGTTACGATATGGTGTTGTTGGGTGACATTCACGTTCCAAACAATGCTGTAAATGGTAATAAATTAATCATGTACCCCGGTTCATTGATTATGCAAAACCATAGTGAATCTTTATATCCAAACCATGGATTATTGGTTTGGGATTCTAAATCATGTACTCATGAATTTGTTGCTATTGAAAATGATTTTGGATATGTAACTGTTGACGTAGATGAGGGTGTTATTGTAAACAAACCTAAATTCCCAACGAAGTCACGGATGAGAATTCGTGTTAAGGATACTAAACAATCCGATTTGAATGGTGTAATTGCAGAGTTGAAAAAAGAAACCAAAATTGAAGAACTTACGATTCAAAAGATTATCAGTAAAAATTCACAAAATGGAGCACATCAAATAACATTACAAAATGTCAGAGACGTTGCTTTTCAAAATCGACTGATTGAGGATTACCTAACTACTAACGACCAAATCTCCGATGAACAACTTCAGATTGTAAAATCAATCAATAATGATATAAACGCAAAGTTGGGTTCTAATCACACCATGAAAAATTCTATTTGGACTCCTGTTAGATTTGAGTTCTCAAATATGTTTTCATATGGACCTAACAACGTTATTGACTTTACAAATATGAAAGGTGCTTATGGTATCTTTGCCCCAAACGCAAGTGGTAAGTCTACATTATGGGATGCTCTTGCGTTTTGTATCTTTGATAAGTGTTCACGAACCTCAAAGGCTGAAGACGTTATGAATTACTCAAAGATGTCATTTGATTGTAAGTTCACTTTTGATGTCAATGGTGAAGTATATGTAATTGAAAGGGCTGCTAAAAAGAGCCCAAAACGTGGTACTGTTAAAGTTGACGTAAACTTTTATAAACTTGTAAATGGTGTTGCTGAATCTCTGAATGGTGAACAACGTAGAGATACAAACTTTATTATCCGTGATTACGTTGGTACTTATGATGATTTTGTTTTGACCGCTATGTCAACACAATCAAACAATAGTGGGTTCATTGATAAATCTCAAAAAGAACGTAAGGAACTTCTTGCGCAATTCTTGGATATGGATGTGTTTGAAGATTTGTATCAAGTAGCAAGTGAAGAGATTAAAGAATTATCAGCTCTACTTAAAGACTATAAAAACCAAGACCTACCTGGTCAACTTGCTGATTCCCAAACTACGTTGACATCAATCACAGGTTCTCTTACGGAGTATCAATCAAAAAAAGACGAATTGGAATCCAAGACACTTGAGATACAAAATCAAATATCAGATTATGTAATGACTTTAAAACCGGTTGAAGATATTGAAGATGTTGATTCTTTAGAATCTAAACTTGGTAGTGTTATTGAGAAACTTGAAAAACATCAAGAAGAGTGTGATTCAATCAAAGTAGAATTAAATGATGTTGAAGAAAAACGTAAACGTGTTTCTGATAAACTTATTGAACTAGACGTTGATAAGTTGAAGGAGATGGATTTAGAATGGCAAAAGTGGAATGGTATTGAATCTGATATTCTTATAAGCCAAAACCAACTTGAATCGGAAATTAAACACAAACAAAAACATTTGGATGGTATTGGTTCGCTTACATTTGATGATAATTGTGAACATTGTGTTCAAAATAAAAATACACCATTTGCTAAACAAGCGCAGTCTTTACAAAAAGAAATTCGTGGATTACATTTAACTTTACTAACTCGACTTGGTGAGTTGGAAACTGCTCGTGAAAACAAGACAAAATATAATGTTAAAGAATCTCTCGAAAAAGTCAACAAACTAAATCAGATGGATGTTGAGTTATCAAAATTAAGTTATCAGACTTCTAAAAACTATGACTCTTGTAACGCCATGTTAATGACTTATAGTAGGGAGATTGATACCTTAATTGAAACTATTGGTAGAGCTAAACTCCAACAAAAAGCAGTTGAGTTCAATGCTGATGTTATGATGAATGTAAATTCTCTTAAACTCACACAAACCTCTATCTCAAATGAGATTCAAGAAGTTACTAATGAAATCATGTCGGTGTATAGTGATATTAAAATTGCTGAAAAAACAATCGAAATGGTGAATCAATCTATTGGCAAACTTCAACACATGGAAGCAAAATACGATGGTTACGAATACTATTTAAAATGTGTAAAACGTGATGGAGTTCCATATCAGTTGATTTCTGAAATACTACCAAAACTTGAAATTGAAATCAATAACATTTTACAACCGATTGTTGACTTCCAAATCCTATTGAATACTGATGGTAAAAATATAAACTCCTACATATGTTATGGTGATGATAAGGTGTGGCCATTAGAGCTAACAAGTGGTATGGAAAAGTTTGTTAGTTCGATTGCAATTAGAACTGCTTTAATCAATGTATCAAATTTACCAAGACCAAACTTTATTGCTATTGACGAAGGATTTGGGTCACTTGACACGGACAACTTTAATTCTCTCTATTTATTATTTGATTACTTAAAGACACAATTTGATTTTATTATTACAATATCTCATATTGACAAGACACGAGACATGGTAGACCAAATTATAGATATCAATAAAGTGAAGGGGTTTTCATCTATTAGATATTTATAAGAAAGTTGGAGTTAATTAATGGCTTTAGAACTCAAAGTAAAGAGTAAAGAGAACCTAAAAGATATAGATGTATACATCGAAGATACCTCGGTAGATTCGGCTGAATACTTCGCAATCGTGGATTTCCCATCATATTTAGGTGATGGTAAATCTTCTATTAAAGTTCGTGGTAATTCCAAAAACCTCGAAGACAATACTGAAATTGATATCGAGATATTGGACCAATCGGGTCGACCTGTTTATTGGGAAATTTCTGATATAAAGGATGAGGATGAAACTCGTTTAATTTCTATTTGGGTTTACGCTAATAGAAATGATAAATACGACACGGCTCCTGGTGTTGGTGAGGTGATATTTGTAGGAACTTCTGCAAACGTCCCATCGGAGTGGGTGAATCGACAAAACATTAGATGGTCACGAAGAGTTCCTATTAGAGTGGACTTACCATCTACATCAAAAATTGTATTTGACCAAACCTCATTACCAAAATGTACAATTTCAGCATCAATAGAAACTTTTGTAAACATACCATCAACAAGTGGTAGTTTAAATGCTGTAACGGCTTCATCGTTAGTATATTATAAAAAATCAAATTGGGGTGATAAAATCTCCATAGAACGTGTTAGTGGTGATTTATTTAATGGTGAAATGGTTAGTGGTTCTTTACGTTTGGATTTTGGAAACGTAACATTATTTCCAAGATTAACTGGACAATCACAACCAACTCGATTTACATCAAGTATTACTGAAGTATATTCTAATAATGTATTAAGAATTGATTCACCAATAACTCAAAGTGATAATAGAAGTTCTAAATCAATTCACACATATGATTATTCAGATGGTATTGTTTCAGCCAACATTTCATATTATTCAACATCATCATATGTAGCGACTCAAAATCAAATTTCGTTCGCTAACATAACTCTCTCAAACCTTGAACCATTGGTAGGTCGTGTTTATAGTATCACTACCTTAATAAAATCCAAAGGTATATCTGGTGATTATCAAATCATAGGAAGTACACGAGTACCATTAACTGGTAGTCAATATTTTAGAGTACCGATTCCAACCGAACACCTCAACGACCCGAAGAGTGTTAAATTACAATTTTTAAATATCAACGGAGAAGTTTCAGATTATTCTTTGATTGTTGATAATATTGTTTTTCCTGGCGGTAACGTATACATTGCTGGAAACCAATCTATAATCACAGGTTCTTTTTTCATTGGTAATACAATTGGTAGTGGTATAGAACTTGCTGGCGTATCAAGTGGATTCTTACGCTCGGTTGGATACGAAGGTCAAACTTCTGCATCACAAGGAATTGGTCCTGGTGGATTCATAATCTATAGTGGTAGTGGTGCTTTACAAGTTGGAGCTGACACATTGACCGGTGTTGGTATGCAACTCGTAGGTCCTAATGATAATGCTCATTTGATATTCTCCACCGAGGATGGTGGTAGTCTTGACATTAAAGCTGAAAAGTTCTTTATTGGTACTACTGGTTCACAATTTATAAGTGGCTCTGACGGTAACATTGAAATTAGTTCATCATTATTCCACCTTGACCCTCAAAATAATTTATTGATTATTGGAGCTGACGCAGTTATCAACGCTGGACTATCAGTCAATCAATTGTTTACACCGGCTACAATCGATGGAGCCCCATCAAATATCAATAACGCATCTTCATCTATAACCTCACAAGGTTTTGCAAAATTCGTATCTGCAAGTATTGGTGGGTGGGGTGTAAATACTGGCAGTATATTCAGTAGTAACTTGGATATAAATTCAAGTGGTAAGATACAAACACGAGACTTCGCAAGTGGTGTTAAGGGTTGGAAAATCGGACAAGATGGTAAAGCTGAATTCGAAAACATTTCAGTAAGAGGTACTTTAAAAACAACTACGTTCGAAAAGGAATCCGTAAACGCTGTTGGTGGTCAATTATATATAGCAAATTCAACTACTGTGAGTGGTTCTGCTGTAAGTACATTATTAACAATATCATCTTCAATGATTACATCATCCACAAGTTTACCAAGTGGATTTGGAAATCAAATTGGTAATGATTATGTAAATTATAGTGGAAACAACTATTTGTTAGTATCTAAAGCAGATTCAACACATTTTACAATAGGTACTCCAATATACGCAAATGTAGCTTCTGCTACACTATACTATTCACAAAGTAATACAAACACAAGTATAAACGTAACAGCATCTCGTCAGCTATCAACTACGATTCAAACGTATCTTGAAGCTGAAACGTTTTTATCAAATGATTACAATGGTAACGAGCCGGGATTTGATAGTGATTCTTATTCATCATTATTACCCAATACATCGGTGCCTACCGCATCATTCATAGGTCCATTATTAGACATAGCTGCTGTAGACCCAATCTTTACCGACAATGGTACGCCGTCAACTACAGCACGTGCTACTATTTTTAATTTAGCAAGTGGTGTTTTCTCATTTAACTTTGATGCTGGTTACACGTTTGACCCATCAACAGCACCACATCCACAAGGAACGAAGATTACGATGTCAAGACTATCTTCTTCGATTTCTTACTCACAAACCTCGTCTAATGTGGTTTCTACGTTAGGTAGCACCTTTCCAACGTCTATTGCACAAAAGGGTCAGATAACGTTTGATGCTGGTGGTACTACAAGAACATATCCAATTCTTGAACGAATTGATTCAAATAATATCAAGATTGACACCTCGTCAATTCAAGCGCCATTACAAACAACCTACACGTCAAGTGTTATCATATACTCAAGTTCCACAAATACATCAGCAACAATAACAGCTGGTAGTCAAAGTAGTGTTGATGTACTATACACCAACGTTTCACCATCGGCAAGTGTTTTTGTGGTGGATAATGTTACGGGATTTGTAAATGGCGAAATCCTTGTTCTTAAAAAAGTAAACGATACTGGATTCTCTACTGAATATGTGAAGGTCGAAACCGCGTCACGATTAGAACCTGCAAGTGGTACTAACTTCAAAGGATACTTGTATGTTACTCGTTCATACGGATATGGTATTACGGGTGATTCATCATCACTTGGTGATGCTCCTGCAATTTCACAATCATATGAAGCCGGTCAAGTTTTAGTATCAACTGGTAAATTAAACACCGGATTTATTCGTATTAATGCAAATCCAAATGACGAAGCTACTCCTTACATGGATATTGTTGAAAGAACTGGTAGTGGAATCTATGATGTTGAACTAAAAGCCAGATTAGGAGACTTGAGCGGGTTGGCAGGAAGTAACATGGTATTTGGAAATCCAAATCCAGGTTTTGGTCTTGCTACCGATAACGTATACTTACAAGGTGGTATTACTGCTACATTTGGTTCAATTGGTGGGTATGGCATTTCAGCAAACACAATTAGTTCATCCAACGGAAATATAATTTTAAGAGATAACGGACAAATCACAGCATCGGCTGCTTTAATTAGTGGTAGTGATGTTAAGATTGTTGTTAGTAATTTTGAATTAGATTCCACAAACTTTAAAGTAAAATCTAATGGCGATATCACAGCATCAAACGCTTTGCTAAATGGTGGTGTGATTGGTGGATTTACCTTGGGTAGTGATATAATCTCATCATCAAATGGCGCTTTATCTTTAAAATCAAATGGACAAATCACAGCATCAAATGTATTACTTAACGGTGGTGTTGTTGGTGGATTTGCTTTAAATACGACATCAATCAGTTCATCTACTCAAGTGATAGCTGGAACTCCATCATTAGTATTAAAATCAAATGGACAAATTAGTGGGTCTGAAGTATTAATTAGACGTAGTGTGGGTGGGACTTTATATACTTTGATGGACACCTCAAATGGTATTTTAGACGCTAGAAATTTAGGTAGGCAAATTGTAAGTGACTACTCGGAATACTCCGTTACAAATACCGACACTAATGGTTACTACTATGTATCATCATCTCAATACACAGTATATTTACTTCCCGGTGAAAATAAAATGATATTTTCATATTCAGTAAAGGGTACAAAAGGCGGTGCTACGAGCGTGAGTCATGGTGTACAATATAGACTATGGAAAAGTGTGACTGGCTCTTCTGGACTTGTTAATGATTTGAGTGCATATGATAGTTGGAATGGTGGGGGTAGTTCGGATGTGGTGTGTACGACCGCATTCACAAATACAACAGGAAGTCGTAGTATTGCAGAATATAACACAGTGGTAAATATTCCTGACCAATATACGTCAAGTTATTGTAGAATAAGTTTACACATAAATTGTAATGTTGTAACAGGAACAGCTGACTCAAATACGGGTACATTTGTAAAAGGATTAAGTATAGTTACTGCTAGAGGATTTGCTGCTGATTATAGTGGTGGTGATGAAACTATTGGGGACCCGCCGGTTGGCGCGTAATTTGGATATTTATTATTATGGGAAATTTAATTAAAGAATGGGTCAAGTCGGTTATTGTTGAAAGCAATATCAAAAGACAAGTTGTTGTATATGCTGGCAGATTCCAACCATTTCATAATGGTCATTACGCTACATATTCACATCTTGTAAAAAAGTTTGGTAAAGAAAACGTATTTATCGGAACTTCAAACCAACAAGGTGGGCCAAGACACCCATTTAACTTCAAAGAAAAAAGAGACATAATGATGAAGATGTTTAAGATACCATCTTCACAAATTGTACAAGTAAAAAACCCATATGCTCCTACTGAAGTTATTTCTAAATTCGATGAAACTTCAACGGCTTTTATTACTGTAGTTGGTGAAAAGGATGAAGCTCGTTTGGGTGGTAAATACTTTAAAAAGTATGATGGTAAACCTGAATTTGGATATAAAGAACATGGTTATGTTTATGTATCTCCAAAACAACCAAATGCTATAAGTGGTACTGATGTTCGTGATTGGTTATCAGCTTCAGACGAATCTCAAAGAAAAGCTGGATTCCAAAAAGCATATCCAAAGTTCGACCCAAAAATTTATAATCTGATTACTACTCGACTTATTAAAGTAGAATCAGTAATGGAAGAGTTCTTCAAAAGATATAATGTAAACTCAATACTCGAAGGTAGTGAATATGGCGCTGATGCTGGTGAACCTGATACTATGTTTGTATTACCGGGAAAAACTCGTAAACTTGGAACGAAGAATCCTGGTCAAAAAGATGATGTGTGGTTTGTGAATGGTGGTTATGTTCAAATGCATTTTCCGGTTGCTGATGTGATTGTCTCACCAGATGCAAAGGGGTCATCTGATTATTACCAATACTCATCCAAACGAAATATTCGTAATAATACTGATTTGGAAATTCCACCTGTAAGTGATGACTTCACGACCGCTAAACAAGGTAGAAAGGAGTTAGATGTTCAAGACTTAAAAAAAGAACACGCCATTAATCTTGGATATGAAATCATAGAGTATATGATGGGCCACTTACCGCTATCAGAAAATATCCATACCACAGCTTATTCTTTGGGAAATTCGTTCATGAAATTTTTAGATGAAGACTTATTTGGCACATCAATGAAATTGAAACAACATGAAACTTTAATGGTTAAATCTGTTGTTGCTTTTATGATGGACAAATATGGTTTTAACGCGAAAATTATAGTAAAGAAAAAAGAAAAAGTTGGATTGATAGGTGATATATCTTTGAGTTCCACATCAGTAGATGGTAATAAATTTTATTTAAACTTTAATCCTAATCAATCATATCAGAGAATAATTCAAACAATGATACATGAATTAACTCATGTCAAACAGGTTTGTAAAAAAGAATTATTACCAAATAAAGATTACACTGCAATATTGTGGAAAGGTAAGGAATATATAACTGCAAAAGATTATGGTAAGTTAATGAAATCCAATCCTGCTGAATATATGAAACTACCTTGGGAAGTTGAAGCCGTTTCAAATATGAAAACTTTATATTCTCAATTTATAAAATCAAAATATTGGCTAGACTTAAAAGGTAAAGATGCTACATTAGATTATATTATCAATACAAACGAAAACGTATTAAAAGAAACTTTATTGGATGAAGATATAAACGTACCAATTAGTGTTGGTGATACTGTACTTGGTGGTAAGTTTAAAAACAAAAGAATAGTAGTTAAGTCTATAGGTAAAAATGAAAAGGGAGATATTACAATCAACGGAAAGCCCTTACTGAAGTTTAGAATTATTGATAAACTCGATGAGGGTATGTTGATGGAAGGTGGTGCTTATGGACACATGGCTCATCCATTTGATACTGAAATGAATCTTACCTTTGGTGACCTAAAACAAATCATCCATGGTGCTCTAAATGGTGAGTTAGAACTTGCCAGAGAAAAGACCGATGGACAAGCACTTGCCATTTCGTGGAGAGATGATAAAGGTGGATTAATTGCTGCTAGAAATAAAGGTCATCTTGCCAATCGTGGTGAAAAAGCACTTGATATTAGTGGTGTTGCGAGTAAGTTCCAAGGTCGTGGTGGTCTCACGGATGCTTACAACTTTGCAATGAAAGACCTAACGTCAGCTATCAAAAGTTTATCAAAAGCTCAACGTGACAAGATATTCAAACAAGGTGCAAAATTTATGAACCTTGAAGTAATCTGGCCAACATCCGTAAACGTAATCCCATACGGTCAGCCGTTATTGGTATTCCACAATACAACGGAATATAATGAGGATGGTGTTGCTATTGGAGCTGAACAAAGTGATGCAAAGATTCTTGCCGGTATGATTAAACAAGTAAATGCTGATGTACAATCACAATATACTATTCAAGGTCCACCAATTCAACAATTACCAAAGTCACAAAAGTTATCTTCATTGAAATCAAAGTTTGATGGTCAGTTAGGTAAACTTCAAAAGCAATTTAATTTAAAAGACACAGATGGTGTTGCTGAATACCATCAAAGATGGTGGGAAAATTACGTTGATACGAAATCACCATCTACAATTGACAATAAAACCAAGATGGGTCTTGTTAAGAGATGGGCGTTCTATGATAAGTCGTTTAGATTAGACAACAAAAACATCACCGACCCTAAAGTATTAGCTTGGGCTCAAGGTGTGGACAAAAATGACCACGCTAAAATTGCAAAAGATAATATTAGACCATTTGAAGATATATTCTTGGGGGTTGGTGCTGAAGTATTATCATTTATGTCATCAGTATTGACTGTAAATCCAGACACGGCAGTTCGTAATATGAAAGACCGACTTGACCAAACAATCAAAGACGTTCAAAAGTTAGGTGACCCTAAAAAGATTTCTAAATTGAGATTGGAATTGGAAAGACTTGCTGCTATTGGCGGTAAAGACAAAATTGTACCTAACGAGGGTATTGTATTTGTATACAAGGGTCAAACTTATAAGTTAACGGGAACATTCGCTCCGTTAAATCAAATACTTGGTCTTTTCTACGAATAATTTTATATTTATATACTGAAACAAAAAAAAAGTTATGGCATCTGATAAATTAAGAAATGTTAAAGCGGTCAAAGAGATGTTGGCCGGAACTCACAAAACACAAACTCGTAAAAGTATTACTTTTGGTGAAAGTTTAGATTATATAAAACGTGAAGTTGGTGACCAATGGACCGATGAAGAAGGTAATCTTTGGGAACAAAAGAAAGGTTACAAGGTAAAACTTGGAAAACTTTCAGATTTGAGAAGTGATTTAAAGTCTTTTCCAAACTGTCCTAAAGAAACGTGTACTTGTAACAAACCATCTCAAGCTGATGAAAAAATGAAAGCATTTCATGGTATGTGTTTGGAGTGTGTTACTGATATGGAGACTCAACTAAAACTTGATGGTAAATACGAAGAGTACGAACGTAGTAAAATTTTAGAAAACGCAAAAGCTTGGTTAAAACAAGCTGAAATTGAAAAAGAAGTTTTGAAGGCTGGGCTCCGAACACAATACATCAATGAAGATGGTTCATTTGAAGATTGGTCTGGTGGAATGTCATTTGAAGAATTTGAAGCTAAATTAGATTCTGATTTTGAAAAATTTAAAACCGAATTTATAGCAAAATTAGAAAATCCAATAGAAACCCAAGTAGAAGGTTAAAATAAAACACGAAAGTGTTATAAACTACCTATTTATTTCTTGAGGGAGACACATTATGAGATTAAAATCACTTATAACCGAATCTAAAAAAGTCAATGAGTCATCGATGAGCGAAATTGACATTATGGTTCAAGAAGCGGAAACGTTTCAAGAATTCATAAAAGAATTCAAAAAAGAATTTCCACAATTTGACTTAACCAAAGATGCTATTGCATGGTTAAAAGGTATGTACACTTCTAATAAGAGAAATGAATCCGTAATCAAAGAAGCGGCATATCAAGTTTACCATAAAACATATACTTCAGCAATCCAAACCGCATTAGAATATGCTAAAAAAGCTGGTTATGATTTTGATGAAGAAGAAACTTCAACAAAAATTGGATTAGGTCCAAAAAAACCCTCTGAAGGTAAAACCAATAGATTTATAATTTCTCTTACAAAAGGTGGAAAACCACAACGTAAAGCTTTGGCAATCCAAGTGTATGGAATGCGTAGCGCATACGAGTTAAACGTATATATTTCATAAGGTTTAAAATGGCTAAAGTTGTTGCTAAAATTGGTGATTATGAACTTGCAAAAGTTTTCCGTTGGGGTGGTATGTTAACTCATATCGTTTTAAAGAACGGAAAAGAAATCGGCCAATATGCTCCAAACCTTAAATCAGAGTTTGCTTTAAAATATTTTAAACAAGAAGCGCCTAAAGGTAAGTTTAGATTTGAATCTATCAAGGAAGACAGCCCGTGTTGGGATGGATACAAACAAATAGGAATGAAAATGAAAAATGGTAAAGAAGTTCCAAATTGTGTAAAGGAATCGATTAACGAAGAAAACGAACCCAACAACCCTGCTCTTTGGGATAGAGCCGTTGCTGCTGCAAAGGCTAAATACGATGTATATCCATCAGCATACGCTAACGCATTTGCATCAAAGTGGTACAAAGAAAAAGGTGGTACTTGGAAAACTAAATCAGAATCCGTAAACGAGGCTGATATTAATGTTGACCTTTATAGAGGTAAACAATCTTGGGTAATTGGTCCTAAATTTGCTGAAGTAGCGTCTGATTCTGACATTCAATTAATGGTTCGTTTAAAAAGAGTAAATGATGACCACGCATGGCAGTTAAAACAAAACATCAAGTCAATGGATTACCTTTACAAGAAATACAAAATCCGTTCTAAAAAAGGTATTGAAGAGTCGATAAATGAATCACATACCGGTGACCCAAATGACAAATATGTAGTAAGACCTTGTAAGAATCCAAATGAGCCGTGGGCTGTTTGGGAAGGTGAGGTTAGAGTAAAGGGGTTTGCTACCAAAGAAGAAGCACAAGCCTTTGCTGATATGAAAAACAAACAACAAGGAATTTCAGAAGCTAATGATAGTATAGACACCATCTCAATGGATGTTCCGCTTTTTATTCGTTTATTAGAATATTCTCGTGAAGATGCAAAAAGTGATATGGACTTACACAACGTTAGTCAGAATGTGATTAAAATGTCAAAAGAAAATGATGTATTAACCATGGCTAATTATGAAGGTATTGTTAGTGATAGTTCATTAACTGAAGCAAACGTTGGTGATTTTGAGATTGGTGATTTTGTACATTTCAAATCAAAAAACAAAACCGGCATGGTAATGAAAATTAGTGGTAACAAAGTAACCATTAATACATTGAACGGACCATTCACAGGTGACATTAAAGATATTCAAGTTCTTTATCAAGATAATGTAAATGAAGGTATATCATCAAATGATATGGAAAAAATCAAGTCGGCTGTTGAAGCTGCTTCTTCATTTATGAGTGTTGGTACTGAATTAAAGAAAACCGGCATGAGATACATCTTTGCTACTTCACCAATGCCGATTTATGTAGTTCAAGATAAGAGTGGTAATAGAGTTGCTATTGTGAACAAAAAATACGCAACTAAACCTGACTTTTTGGTTGGTGATATTGCTGTTGGTATCATGGAAAGTATGATGAATAAAAAGCAAATGGTAGAAGGTAATGCTTTTACTGGCGCTTTGTTCAAAGCTCGTCAAGAAGGTTTGACTGAATTCGAATTCAACGGAAAAATGTATCCTGTTAAAAAACTTGATGAAGAAACCGAAGAAGAAAAATTAGATGAGAACAAAAAACTCAACGTATTAAAAACTATCATCAAAGAAGAATACCATGCTATCAAATCATTCATGGAACAAAACGGAATTGAGATTGGTAAATTATATTCAAACCCACAAGCTAAATCTTTTGTAAAAGAAGAAGAGGAAGAAGTGGTTGATGAGTATGATGTTGAAAATTACGAAGAGATTGAAGATTTTAAAGAGTACCTTGAATCATATATGACATCAGAACGAGCTGGGTTAAGAGAATTGAAATTCAAATCGGCCGGTGTCAAAGAATTATTGACTACGATTTTTAATAATAAAGAGGTGTTACCTAAACTCGGATTCAAGTCATTCAAAGAAGTGTTGTCTTACATTAAATTTGGTGACCAAGAAGAGCAACAATCATTACAAGCCAAATTAAAATCATTTGGTATTCAGGTTCCTGTTTTTGAATCAAAAATAGAAGAAATGAATCTTGCGTCTGCTGGTGTTAAAGAAGTTCTAAAGCAATTATACTCTGATAAGAATTTAGTTAAATATTTGGGATTCAAAGATTTTAAAGGCGCCGTATATTTTATCAAAAACGGAATGTGGTCGGACTTTGAAGAAGTTCGTGATGATATTAAAAAATACAAAAAGCAATTAGGTGAGGCTGAATACCAAGGTCGTAAAGTAAAGCTTGGTAAAATCATGCAAGGTGATGTTAAGAAATTCAAAGTATATGTTAAGAACGACAAAGGTAATGTTGTTAAAGTAAACTTTGGACAAGGTGGTGATGCTAAGGGTGGTACGATGAGAATCCGTAAAGACAATCCCGAAGCAAGAGCATCATTCAGAGCCAGACACAATTGTGATAGTCCTGGGCCAAGATGGAAAGCTCGTTATTGGTCTTGTAAAAAATGGTAATGTATTAGATTTACTAATTTTAAAACAATACTTATTATAAACAAGTTTTGATGAAGGCTTACCACGTCTACATAATTCGTAATAGAGACCCCCAAACATTTGAGTTAATAACTCATATGTATTCTTGTATAAACCATAGGAATGTCAACCCAGACGTTCCTTTGTGTTTAATAACAGATGTAAAAACAAAAGAGTTCTATGATAAGTGGAACATTACCTCATTATATGATGAGGTTATCACGAACATATTTGACGACTATCCATACGATAGAATATCTGACAATTTTTGGGCATCTCCAAAGATTTGGGCTATGTCAAAGTTACAATCTCCATTTATAATATTTGATACCGACTTAATGTTACACAAACCATTAACATCTTACATTGGATGTGATGTTTTGTATCTACATAGAGAGACCACCGCTTCGTATCCTAACATTTTTGATATCAAAGGGCCCGATGGGTTTGTTTGGGATGAGGATATGACAACCTCATTTAGAAATACACAGCCAATGAATTGTGCTGTACTTGGTATGTTCAACGAATCTTTCAAAATGGACTTTGTTAGTAGGTACTTTGACTATGTTTTAGATTCAAGTGGTGATATGGTATATGCTACTGAAAATTCACATAGGATGCACCCATTATCATCAGCTCAAATCATGATGGAACAGTGGTTTCTTGCAGCACTTGCTAGTTATTGGTCTAATATAGTTGGAGTACCAATCAAAACACAAGCGGTATGTAAAGTTTTGTATTCATCCGAAGGATTTTATTCATATGACATGGATTTGGGTCATGACGATGCTACTGAAGAATTAAACAATACGTTATATCATTTATGGGGAGCTAAACAATACCAGAATGATAAAACACACGAACTACACATATCAACTCGTGATATGTTGTATGGTGGGAGATACCTTGTTGAAGGTAGTTCTTATTACGATAAGTTAAAAGAACCATTTGATAAGTTATTAACCGATTTACTTAATTAATTAAAAATCAATATTTATTTTAAAATAGGAATATTATGAAAACACTAACAAAAATTTGGAATTGGATTTTGGGTAAAACTAACATTGACGAAAAAGTCATGGAAACTGTTTCTCAAGTCAAAAAAGAAGTAGAAGTAGTTAAGAAGCAAGTTAACGTTGTAGAACAAAAAGTTGCCGAAACTAAAGCTGCCGTAAAAGAAGTCAAGAAATCAGCTAACAAACCTAAAGGTTCTGGTAAAGCTTCTGCTGGTGATGTAAAACCGAGAAAAAGATACTATCCAAAGAAAAAAGGTTCATCAGCAGCTTCTGCTGGTAAGGTATCAAAATAATGAAACTGAAATCAGTACACATTGTAATCATTGTAGCAGTTGGGCTATTAATAGTTCAAAACTTGTTCATGGGAAACTCTTATAAAAAGGAGTACATGAAAATGTTAAAGGAACAAGAACAAACTTCTAAAAAAGAAATCGAAAGATTACAAGGTAGTGTGGATTCTCTAAAGGTTGTAAACTCTGAAATTGAAAAAGAGATTGCAAAAGTGGATTCACAACTTGATGCAAAAGATTCTCAAATTAAAAAATTAAAGAAACAACATGAAAAAGACGTTGCTAAGTTTGATTCTATGTCTGATGACGAGCTCACCTCTGCTTTCACAGACGCATTCAAGTGATTCTACTTTAATAGCTGTACCAAGACACACTTTACAAAAAGCGTTGGTAATTAAAGCACAATATGAATTGTGTGATGCTGAACTAATCCTTGTAAAGGATAAAGTTAGTTTACTTGAGAAGAAAATTGAATTGAAAGATTCACAAATTGTAAATCTAAATACTATAGTAAAAAATACCGAATCAATTATTATTGAAAAGGATAACATTATTGCTATAAAAGAATCTGAAATCAAAGTATTGAAATCGGAAAAACGAAAAAAGTATTTTAGTGGGTTAGCTACTGGTGGTAGTATTGGTATTGTCGCTATGACCCTGTTATTCTTACTATAAGAGAACTCTATGGCAAAAACTTTAAAGGAAATGATACGGGAGGAGTACATTAAGTGTGCGAAAGATCCCGTATATTTCTTTAAAAAATATTGTTACATCCAACACCCACACCGAGGTAAGATTTTATTCAACTTGTACCCGTTCCAAGAAGATTTGATGACTGATTTCAATGATAATCGGTTCAACGTAATCTTAAAGTCACGTCAGTTGGGTATCTCAACCCTATCAGCAGGATATTCGTTGTGGATGATGTTATTTCATGAGGATAAAAACATATTGGTAATTGCCACCAAACAAGAAGTAGCAAAAAACCTTGTAACAAAGGTTAGATTTATGCATGATAGTTTACCAAGTTGGTTAAAGAGTGAAACTATCGAAGACAACAAACTTTCCTTACGATTACGAAATGGTTCTCAAATTAAAGCAACCTCTGCTGCAGGTGACGCTGGTCGTTCTGAAGCATTATCAATGTTAATCATTGACGAGGCTGCATTTATTCAAAATATCGAAGACATTTGGACATCGGCTCAATCAACTTTGTCTACAGGTGGTAAAGCTATTGTACTTTCAACACCAAATGGTGTTGGTAATTGGTTTCATAAAATTTGGTTAAAAGGTGAGGCTGGTGATAGTTGGAATCCAATTAAACTTCACTGGACTGTTCACCCTGAACGAAATCAAAAGTGGAGAGATGACCAAACTAAACTACTTGGTGAAAAAGGAGCAGCACAAGAATGTGATTGTGACTTTATCAGTTCAGGTTACACTGTAGTTGATTCATCAATCCTAACATGGTATCAAGAAACTTATATCAAAGATCCAGTTGAAAAACGTGGATTCGATAGTAACTATTGGGTTTGGGAATATCCAAACTATTCTCGTGACTATGTGGTTGTAGCTGACGTTGCTCGTGGAGATGGTCAAGATTACTCAGCATTCCATGTTATAGATGTGGAGACAGTAGAACAAGTTGCAGAATATAAAGGTAAGATTGAAACAAAACAATTTGGAGCGATGCTAACCTCTATTGCCGCTGAATGGAACAATGCTATGTTGGTGATTGAAAACGCAAACATTGGTTGGGCTGTTATACAAGAAGTTATTGACCGAAATTATCAAAATCTTTATTATTCATATCGTGAAGTAGGGTACGTTGACGAAGATGTTCATCTACGAAAGGGATGGGACTTAAAGAAAAAAGAAGACATGGTTCCTGGGTTTTCGATGACATCAAGAACACGACCATTAGTCATTTCTAAATTAGATACATACATGAGAGAGAAAGCTCCAATCATTCATTCTAAAAGATTGATTGATGAGTTGTTTGTATTCATTTGGAATGGTTCACGGGCTGAAGCTCAACAAGGTTATAATGATGACTTGGTAATGTCATTTTCCACAGGACTATGGGTAAGAGATACCGCTCTTAAATTAAGACAACAAGGTATTGATTTAACACGAACTGCGCTTACACATATTGGAAAAAGTGACGGTGGAGCTTACAACTCACGGCTTGGTAGTAAAAACCCATGGGTTGTTAAGGATGGTCGTGGTAACGACCTTGACATGACATGGATACTTTAATTTGGTAGTTAAGTTTATTTTTTGTATATTTATAACTTGTAAGAGTATACAAATTAGAGAAACA